TGTTTTCTATCTTCAAGACCATTAAGACCTCCATTTATTGCTTTTGTTAATCCTGTAAAATCTTTAGCATCGGCAAATCTATTAAGATTATTTGTCTTCCANAAGAAACANCCTGATTCTAATGCTCCTTCTAAGGTCTCNCAATAATTAACAGATTCATCAACTGATTTGCCTACAGAATGNGCAAACTTTGTATAGTTATCTTTACCTGTCAATTGNATACAACCTCTTCCTCGAAATTTGTATCCATCACCTGATTCTTCAGAACCATTACCCATTCTATCACAATAAACTTTATTGGCAATCTTTACAGGATTTCTAGCATATATGTTTGCTATATCCATTGAAGGAAATCTTTTTGGCCAAGTATTACGTAGACCTTGAGCAGAATAATTCAAGTTTTCTTTTAATGTATTAAACTGAGCAGACTCATGACCACACTGAGAAAGAAAGCACGCAATTCTTTCTTTAGTATTAATTTCATACTTTGGAAGAACCTTATTAAGAACTACCAATAATTCTTCAGGTTGCTTATTATTTGGGCAAATCTTTTTCAGTTGGTCGAGGGTTATCATTTATTTTTCCTACCAGTCTACTTGAAATCTAGTTTCTACCATATCTAACGAAGCATCATTCCATGCCTTAGATGTGGAATTAGAAACGCTTGCAGTATTTATATCAAGAATGTGTACATAATCTGTCATTACCCTAAGATGAGAATGTGGATACCAATTCAATCCAAATTTAACAGTTGATGCTCTTACAACCACTAGTAATAGAATCCACATTATTGCATATCCTCAATAACTCTTATTATAATAACAAATAAGGCAACTGTTGCAATCCATGTTGCAACTTTTAAGATGAATAAGTTTAATTTTTTCATTTTACCAAGTTTCCACGCCAGAAATTTCAGTGCTAAATCTACCTTTTATACCACCAATAGTGTGATCAAATGATAATGTTAAGATACTACCTAATCCAGCAATAGATCCTGAATCCTCAATAGTAATATTCTCTACATCTTTAAAAATACTTCTAGTAAGAATATTACTGATATTTTGTAATTCTTTTTTAGAAATTGTAACTGATTTTGCACTCATAAATTGCCCATAATTTTTTCATTGAGAAAACTAAATGCTGGATAAAACCAATATCCTGCCACCATAAACCATAGATTAGATACACCATATTGTTCTAATGTAATGCCCAAAATACACCATAAGGCAACACCTATAATAATACTTAACAACATCAATGCCGCAAATTTCATATCAACTCCAAAGATTTCTGTAATAGACACCGAACAATCTGAATCCATTTTGGATTCTAGCTTCGTATTCTGCAATTCCTTCCCAATCATATTTTTGCGTATGCTTTGCTCCGTGTTTCATTTCCCAACAAGTATCACCTTCATATACTTCATCTGATTCAACCCAAGTTATATCTGATACACCAGTCTTAAACTTGTCCATCCAATTATCTGCAACATCAAGTTTAGATTCAAATGCAAAAACCATTTCTCCCAAACACCAATCCCATCTCTTGAACCAGTTATCATCAGTATCCCATTCATTCTCACATCTTGGTGCATTCATAGATTTTAGTTCATCTGGAACGTCCCCATCATCAACATATGGAGCACCCTGTTTAGAATCTTTCAATTCTTTCAACATTGGCAGAATGATTGGAGCCAAAGTATGGTCCATACTCCATGTGTCCCAACGATCTATCTTTATATAATTTATTCTTGGATGAACTGTATCCAAAAACTTTTGATTCCATTCACACAAAGTTCGCAACCATTTTGGTGGTTGCTTTTTATAGGCATCATAGTCTTTACGCCAATAGAAAAACTTCTCTAGGATTGTATAGGGAGAAATCCAGTGGTTCCTGTAGTTACCAATTATTATTTTCATTTTCTTTCTCCGCAATCAAAGGTAAATTTTGGTCTACTATCTACTTCTGCTATAAGTGTGACATCAGTAATTTCTTCAACTAAATCATGGTCATGTTTATCATAACCAGTAATTGATTTCATTCCATTTTTAGCATAAGAAGCCATTGCCTCTTTTTGTATATACCAATATGCTCCATCACTAAAAGAAACTTTGGTGTGTTGAACTGGACCAACTATTTTTCCATCCCTTCTTTTATAATATTTACCTTCTGTAATTATCATTCTTTTCTCCAGTTAATTAGCACTTCAAATGCACCTTCATTAAAACCATATTCATCTTTAGGGATGGTGGTATCTGCATTAAGTTTGCCATAGAAATCTTCCATAATGTCGTCTAAATCAAAAGCAGAATATGTTTTTTGAAAGAATGGTTTAATTGCTTGTATTGTCATTCTTCAACTCCAAAACGTGTTTTTGGTAGTGCTAACACAACATCATAGTTCTTATATTTCAATGATTCATTTAATTCCATTGAGCGAACTTCACAAGTATATTTACCACCTCTCCATTCTGTTTCAAGTTTGGCTTCTTTGATTGAATTTTCTTCATTATCAAATACACCTACAACATAACTATGTTCTTCTCTATCTCCCCACCGATAGGCAGTTACTATATAAACTTTCATAATTTAGTTTACCTTTATACCTTCAAGTTTTAATGTATCATATAAACTCATCATAACACAACCACCAAGACCATCCATATCCTGCCTTTGTTCATATTGCTGGCATGTCTCCACAATCTTTAATATTTCCTCGCATTCTTCGGGTGTCATAGTCCAATATGCCCGATTAAATTTCCTAATCAGTTTAGCTCCAAAGGCACCTGCNANCATATCCTTTTTCTTNATCTTTGTCGATAATTGNATGGTTTCCATTGATGCTACCTTTAAGGCAATATCATATCCCATATCCAACCGTAACTGACACATTGTATCTATTTTTAACATAATTTATCCTTTAAAAGTTCTATAATCATCACATACCACTTCACCTGGACCAAGAACTGTTAATTTTTCTAACATATAATTATCAGCGCCCATATTGATATGATTACCTTCTTCATCAATTATCCATAAATATTCTTTAGCAAAATCATCATCAAAATAATTGATTGACAATGGATTAATGGTGTGCAAAATAACATCTTTAAAATCATTCTCGTCCCAATTATTCATTAAATAATGTACTAATAAAGAACTTGCTATGATGATATTATAATCATTTCTAATTAGAAAATCTAAAAATATTGCATCTACTGATTCAACATCATCACCTTCAGGTACTCTTCCAAAATAAATTCTCATAATTTATCTGCCTGTAATAAAGGTAACATCTTAACAGCAAGATTTACAACCTCATCATATTCTTCCACATAATCCATTGCTATCTCAACCAATTTTCTAATCTTAAAGAGATGAATAGATTCTTCACCCAACTCTATTGCTAAGTAATTCATCAAGTAATCTTCAAGGTCTGCTCTGAATTCCTTAGTAACAGAATCATTTAACTGATGCCATTTTACTATGGCTTCCTCTTTATTTTCTGTGAAAAAATGTGGGAATTCTGGAACTTCGTATTTGCTAAAATCTAATGGTTCAATCATCATATAATCTCCAATTAAGCCAAACTTTTAATGGCTTCTCTCCAAATCAACTTTGTTTCGAGGTATTTGTAAAATGACATAGTACGAATACCATTAGCACGACATTCGAAACTAGATTCTTCCCAACCTTCGTGGATCATTTCCATTTCTTGTGGGCTTGTTATACCTAGTTGAGCCATTAAAGATTTTTCGCCAGAATTAAAAGTTTTCATAATATATTTCCTCATTTATTTAATTTATGGATCTATTATATCATGTTTTCTGGAAATGTAAACGTTTTATTTCAATTTTTGTAAATATTTTGTCACAATTATTGAAACTTCGCTTTGGTCATGCTTATCAGGATGGCATAGGTAGATGATACGTTTTAACATATCATCATCTATATTATTGGTAGGTTTGGTATAACCCTTTGACTTTTTATAACAGGTAATACAGACAGTCTTCCATGATGCATTAGTATTGAATTGAACATTGCAATCCAAACATGTTTTAACCACCTAAATTCCTTTTAGATTTCTTTATATCAATAAGCATATCTGGATTATTGATCCGTAAATCTTCAATTATAATTTCACAAACCTCTTTCCATTCAATATCCTCGTCTGGATGGAAAGGTATGCAGTCATGATATTTTATCGATAATTCTGCATACCGTTTATTTGCCTCTTCTAATGTCACGTTCAACCCTTTGGAATGTAGTTAATAAATTCATCATTGCATATCTTGGACTAACAACACCAGTTATCATAATACCAAAGCCAAATAATATACAAAAGATTCTTTCTGAAAAGAATTTAACAATCGTATTCATAATTGTAATTTTCACCTTCAATTCTAAGATTAACTACTTCAACAAAATCCTTTAATCTTGCTATATGGTAACTGGTACCATTGGTGTTTATTTTATCATAGATTTGTAATAATAAAGCATTATATACCAACTTTTCTTCTTTTGTCATTTCATTCATAATAGTAATAAAACTCCTCAATTGTTTCTTTCCAAGATGTATGCAATATTGCTTTACCACCTAATGCTCGCCAATCATCTACGTTTGCACTTGTATCATCAATTAGTAACCTATCAGGTCTGGCATAATATTTTTTTAATATCTTGCCAGGAACGTATATAGCGGGATATGTAATATCATAATCTGCCAACCATTTATCTTTTTGTTCAGATATGGTGTGTTTTAGTTCAATTCTAGCAGTTGATGATAATATCTTTATGCTAAGATCATAACTTTTAAAAGCAAGGATATCTAAAAACCTAATACCTTCATCTAAATCTGGCATAGGATCAAGTGTAGCAAATTGCCTTTCTTCTACCATAGTTGCAAATCTACCTTTATAGGCATCTTTTTCTTTCTTTTTAGATGGATAATCTATTTCAGGTTCTTCCTTGAACCGTTCTATAAATCTCTTTTTAAAATCTGCTAATACTCCATCCATATCAACATATATTGTTTTAATCATAGTTTATATCTATCCTTCATAGAATAAGTCAATGGAACATCTATTAACTCAGATTCTTTCTTTTTTTCACGTGTAAACTTTTCATATGCGGTTTTCAAAGGTAATAATATACACATATAAAGCATTGATATTGTAATAGACATTAAAATATAAATTCCAATTACTTTATCGTATGGATTAGGAACAAAGGCAAAAGAAAAACAAATAACTAAATGGAAAAACAATGCTACATACCAATAATTAATATTCTTAACCAACCACTTTACAAACTCTACTTTATCTTGCATTATATCTCCTAACATTTACCTAAATACACTCTTCTGTAAAAAATATAGTTATTGAAAACTACAACGAATACAAAAAACATTATGAATGAAACAACAAATTCACCCGACCCAATTGATAAAAATAAAAAACTAACCGTTAAAAACGCTAGTATAAAATCGGTGGTATACACCATAAAGGTCTTCATTGTCTAGTCTCCTCTGAGTTAATACAGACTGCAGTTTTAATCTTTTTGTAGTTACCTACGTCGGTTTTCTGGATTAATGCTGATTCACAGTCTGCAGCATTAGGATATTCATACACTTTTACTTGACCGGTATATAATATGATTAATAAGAAGAACATTAATTATTCTCCAACATTGATTTAGTTCCAAAAACTAATAAGATTATACCAACAACAATCCATACTAAAGGGATAACCATATTAATATTTGGATCAGACTCAATAGCACCAACAGAACCAAATAACATAATTGCACCAAAAATCATTCTAATAGCACCTTTCATTTTCATATCCTCAAACATTAAAAACAAGACTGGCAGCCATATATAATATGCCAGTTGTAATTGCCATTACTATCATTTGAATTGTTTGTTTCATAATATATTTCCTCATTTATTTAATTTATGAGTCTATTATATACTGTTTTCTGGAAATGTAAACGTTTATTTCACAAAACAATAAACAATTATCATTAAAAAGAGTATATTGAAAGTAAGAGAAGTTGAAAATAAATCTAAGTATAGATTGTTAGGTTTATTTTCCTTTAGTAGTTTATCAATCTTATCATCATAATCTTTACATGCTTTTTTCAAGATATCAAGTTCTTCTGTTAATTTAATATTTTCTTGATTTATTTCTTCAAGGAATTTTAATCTAGATTCGGCAAGTTCTTCTGATACTAAAGCATGATCACGTTCTGCTTCATAATCTGCATAAGGTACCCATTCTCCTAATTCAGATTCCGTCATCTTACCCATAAAACTATTATTATAAAATCTCTTCATATTTTACCCATCATAGTCAGAGTAACTACTGCTACAGTGATTAAATTTAAGGCAGTGGATATAACTAATAACGTAAACAGTTTAAATCCTCTACGTCTTGAGTCTTCTAAATCATCACTAGTATGCTGTAATTCGGATTGTAAATCCTTAATTTCTACATTTCGTTCTTTAATTACATCAAATAATGCATTAGCATTATTATCCATAGTTTTATTAGCATCTTCGTACTTAACCCATTTTCCAGTATCTGATTCAATTAATCCTGCAAGCGAACCAACAAATCTTTGCTTATATCTTTGCATCTTCTTCTACCTCATCTATCCAAGACCCATTAGTTACCTTCCACATTTTTACCTCATCTATCATGCGATTTAAATCTTCTAAGGTAATATCTGATATTGGGGATTCAATTGCTTCTTTCATACGTTCTAAATCAAAATTAAAGGACATTATTCCTCCACTAATTCTTCTTCAAATTCTACATCAATTCTTTCTACTGCAACTTGGGTTGAACTAAATACCTTTGCATAAAATACCATACCAGATGTCTTACCTTCTTTAATTAATTCTGTAATTTGTCGTTCAATATATTCTTTAGAAGAATATTGTAATAAAGGAGCAAAGTTTTCCTTTATTATTTTTATTTCTTCATCACTATAATTTAAGACATCTTCGAGCATTTTTACAGTATCTTTATTTTTAATTCTATGCATCTTATTCATTCCAACTATTAAATTCTTTATTCCAATGTCTACTATCGTATATTTTAAAGTTATCTATTGGATTTGTTCTTAGGTATTTTAGGATTATCATTAATATTCCATTATATTTTCTTAATAATTGAATTTAGTTTAGTTGATGCAAATTCTGTAGCAGTTTCAATTGATTTAAACCATTTAAAAAAGTTTACAGATTCATTAATATTCCAAGTTACTTTATACATATTATTTCTCCAATGGTGTGACGAATGCTTCAAATTTCTTTTCTGTATCCCAAAGACTACAATAATAATTATCTTCATCAATTGACTTTAGGACTTCATCCTTTGATACTACTCTATGAGATACAATAGTTTCGCCAAGGTTTAATTGAGAAAATTCTACCGCTTCTTCCATTGTAACTGTATCAAGTGCCCAATCTGATTTACCGACAGGAACTTCTACTACATATCTCATACGATATTGTTGTATACATTCTACCAATACTAATTCTGTTTCTTCACTCATCTTCTACTGCCTCATAGGTCATTTCAAAAATATCTGGTTTACAGGGATATATCTCACCTTTAACACCTTGGATAATGTAATCATTCATTNATACNNTTTGTANTCCTTCTAANGTNAATANTGNTAANTCATCNNCATATTTTGACAGAGGATATAATGCACCAACTTCTGTAGTGTCTTTTTGCCAAGCACGATGTAACCA